AAAATTATTAAAAAATAAGCATAATTTTTACAAAAATAATTTGACTATTTTGAAAAAATTACTTATACTTAATTATCTGACACGCGCTCCGGCGCGAATTGATGTAAATAAATTTTTGGTTCATAAATTTTTACCGCGTTTCCCTTTTGTGGAATTTTCACAAAAGGACGCGGTTTTTTATGGCCAAAAAAGTGCAGCAGGCGGCAGATAACGCTGTTTTTGAGAAAATAACGCAAGAAACTAAAAACTTGCTCGCTAAGGCCGTGCCTGCGCCCGATAAGCAACTGCTGCTATTTGAGGAATTTGCCCAAGCAAACGAGCAAATTGCGCAAAAAAACCCCAAAACAAAAGATGGGCTAACGTTCGCCCAAGAGATTTTTTCCCGTTTGGTAGCCGCCGGACACAGCCAAACGGAAGCCTACTTAAAAGCCTATCCGGCCTGCAAAACTTCCAACTTAAACACCGTGTATTCCAAAGCCTCCCACCTTGCCAAATTGGACAAGGTTGGGGCAAGGATTTCGGCCCTTAAAGAGAAAACCATTAAAGAAGCCCTTATGCCTACGACGGAACTATATCAGCGGCTTACCGAAATGGCGCGAAATGGGGGCAAGGCTGAAATCCGCTTAAAAGCCGCCGAACTTATCGGAAAAATATACGGCGTTTTCCAACCAGATAAAGAAACCAGCGTGAACGTTTCGCCCTCGCTCATCGTGCAGACGGTTGATTTTTCAAAGGTGGCTTCCTCCGCCGATGATAAGGCGGTTGGTACGGCGCAAAACAGGGAGGACGACAAATGAACTCCGTTATAATTCCAAACAACTGGAAACCGCGCCCGTATCAACTGCCCTTTTTTATTTATTTCGCCGGCGGCGGAAAACGCGCCGTATTGGAGTGGTCAAGAAGACACGGCAAGGACGACGCGTGCCTGCATTTGACCGCTATTGAACTGCTCCACCGCGTGGGGACTTACTGGTATATGCTGCCGCAGTATGGCCAAGCCCGCAAAGCCATTTGGGACGCCGTGGATGCGCACAGCGGCGTGCGCCGCATTGACTGGGCTTTCCCCAAAGAAATTCGCAAATCCACCAACGAAAGCGAAATGAAAATCGTTTTTAGAAACGGAAGCGTGTGGCAAGTGTGCGGCAGCGACAACTACGACGCGCTCGTCGGCTCCAACCCCGCCGGAATCGTGTTCAGCGAATATGCCCTTTCCGACCCCAACTCGTGGGACTACTTAAAACCTATCTTGGAAGAAAACAACGGCTGGGCCGTTTTTAACTCTACCGTGCGCGGGCAAAACCATTTTACGGAACTGGCCCACTTTGCCAAAGACGCGCCGGACTGGTTTTTTTCCAACGTGAAAGCCAGCGAATCCGGCGTATTTACCAAAGAACAACTGGAAAAAATTAAGAACGATTATATCCGCCAGCGCGGCCCCGAACTGGGCCTTGGCTTATTCCTGCAAGAATACGAAAACGACGAAAACGCCTTTATCAGCACGTTTAATTCCGTTTTCGGCAGAGGAGCAGGCGAGAAAATGCGCCAAAACCCGCCCACAAACGTGCCCTCCATGGCCCGTGTAGCCGGAATTGACCTTGCCCGCTTTGGCGGCGACAACAACGTGATTTTTATCGCCGACCGCTTGGCCGACGGTTCGCTGGCCGAAGTGCGCGTGGAAGCGTGGGCCGGCACAGACGCCGTTTTTACGCAGGGCAAAATAGCCGAAGTGCTTTTTTCTTGCAACGTGCAGCAGGCCGCTATGGACGGCGACGGCGTGGGCGGCCCGATTATAGACAACGTGTGCGCGCTGTGCGACGGCCGCGGCATTGTATTTGAAGAATACCACAACACGGCCACCGCAGGCGCTTACGCCAACCGCACCACGCAGGGATATTTTGATTTGGCCCGCGAAGCCAATGCCGGAAAGGTGTTTTTGCGCGATGAACGCGTGATTAGCGAACTGGGCGCAAGAATGTACGAGTTTAACCAAAAGGGCCAAGTGATTTTGCAGCAGAAGAAAGAGTGGCGAAAAGAAAGCGGCAAAAGCCCCGACTTTGCCGACGCGGCCGTTATGGCAAGTATGATTCAGCCGCTGCCAAAAGATTTTTACGCCAAAGGCGGACGACCCGCTTTTGCGCGCACAGAATACGACGTGATTTAGGAGGAACGCAATATGTGCGACCCAGTAAGTGCCCTTGTAGGCGTAGTTTCGGCGGCGGCAAGCATTGGCGCAAGTGCCAAGAACGCGCACGACCAGCGCAAAGCGGCCAAAGAACAAAAAGAAGTACAGGAACAAACGGAGCGCAAACAAAAAGCGCTCTTGGAAGCCAAAGGCGCGGCCCAAACCACCCGCACCGGTTCTGCCGCCGCCGATGAGGAACGCAAGCGCCGCACGGCCGTGGCCAATAATACCGTGCTGACCAGCCGTAAAGGCGCGTTGGGTACGCCCAATACGGCCGGAACAAACCTCGGCTCGGCCATCGCCAGCCGCACCAGTTTGGGGTAAGAATATGAAAACAAGTGAAGCAAAGGCTATCTTTGACCAACTGAAAGCCGAATATGACCTGTGGACGAGCGGCTGGAAAGAACTGGTGCGTTTTGTGGCTCCGACGTCCGGCAATTTTGCCGAAGATGCCAACACCAAACGTGGCCAAAAAATTGACCACAAGACCATTCTTGACAACACCGCCGCCCGCGCCGTGGACATATTGTCAGCCGGTATGATGAGCGGGCTGACAAGCCCCAGCCGTTCGTGGTTTGAATTGACGCTAGACGGCCCACAGGAACAACTGACCCACAATGTTAGTACGTGGCTTTATGATGTAAAACAAATCATTGAGCGCGTGTTTGCCAAATCCAACCTCTACGCTACGCTTCGCAACTTTTATGAAGAAATGGCCGTATTTTGCACGGCCGTGTTTCTGGTGGAAGAAGATTACGACACTGTTATCCACTGCGTGCCTATGACCATTGGCGAATTTATGCTGGCCCATGACGCCCGCGGCCGCGTGGACACCTACGCACGTGAATTTGCAATGACTACGGCCCAAATGGTTAGCGAGTTCGGCTACGAAAACGTGCCGCAGCGCGTGCAACATGAATACGTTAACAAGAAGTACAACAACACGCATACCGTGCGTCATCTAATCGCCCCCAACCGCGACCGCAAGTACGGCAAAATCGGCAATAAAAATATGCCGTTTGTAAGCGTGTATTGGACGGAGGGACACCCGCGCTTTTTGCGCGAAAGCGGGTACGAGGACTTCCCCGTTATTGCGAGCAGATGGGAACTAAAACGCCCGAATGATTCCTACGGACGCGGGCCGGGGTGGCGCGTGCTGGGCGACGTGAAAATGCTGCAAAAAATGCAGAAAAAGAAACTGGAAGCCTTGGATAAAAGCATTGACCCGCCGCTAATGGTATCTAGCAAAGTGCAGGGCGAAGTTAATTTGTTTCCGGGCGGGCTTACGAGATACAACAGCACCACCGACGCGGGCGTAAAACCCATTTACCAAGTGCAGCCCGACTTGCAGAATACCGAGTATTCCATTGAAAAAACGCGCAAAAGCATCAGCGAACAGTTTTTTGCCGACTTATTCTTAATGATTTCCAACGTGGACGCGGGAAAAATGACCGCAACCGAAGTGGCCGAACGCGCCCAAGAAAAAATGATGATACTGGGCCCCGTGCTGGAACGGCTTAAAAACGAACTGCTAGACCCGCTTATTGAGCGTGCGTTTAACATTTGCAACCGCGCCGGCATTTTGCCGCCGCCGCCCGAAGAAATACAGGGCAGAGAATTGCAAGTATCCTACATCTCTATGATAGCCCAAGCCCAAAAAGCCACCGGCTTAAACTCTATCCGGCAAGCCGCCCAATTTGCAGCCGAACTGGCCCAAATACAGGCTGCCACCGGCTCCGAAGTGCTGGACAACGTGGACTTTGACGGGGCGCTTCGCGAGGGGCTGGCCGCCATCGGCGCTACGCCCAAAATGGTGCGCGCCGAAGAAGACGTGCAGGCCGCGAGGGAAAACCGCGCCAAACAGCAGCAGGCTTTGGCCCAGCAGGCCCAAATGGAAAGCGCGGTAAAAAGCGCAAAAGCCCTGTCCGAAACGCCGCTTAACACAGGCAGCGCACTGGACGCGGTAGCCCAAGGAGGTACGCCTAATGCCTGACAAAACGGAATTTCAACAAGTACACGCCCGCGCTGTGGAAAAACGCACTATCAACGATTGGCGGCGCGTATTAAATCAGCCGGAGGGCCGCCGCGTGATTTACTCGCTGCTGCTGGCTTGCGGCCACCGGCAAAGTGCGTTCGTTCCGGGCGACCCACACGCTACCGCGTATAACTGTGCCAAGCGCGCGCTTGGCAACTACATTGAAGATTTTGTGCGCCGCGCGGACACGCAGGCGTATGAACAAATGAAACAGGAGTACGAAGCAGAAATAAAGCAATATCACTCGTACTTAAACGAAATGGAGGAAGAATAATGAACAGACACACATTTATCCGCGTGCTTATGGAACAGGCAGGCACGCCCACCGACGCAGGAAGCGCGGGAACCCCGAACGCAGACCCCAAGCCGGCCCCCTCGCAAGACCCCAAGCCGGCCGACAACCCGACGGGAACCCCTGCGCAAGGCCCGAACCCGAATCCGGCCCCGAACGCAGACCCCAAGCCGGCCGCCGATAACGGCGCGCCCGCGGACGGAAAAAAGAAAACTTTACTCGGGGGAGCCCAAGCGGACACTACGCCCGACAACGGCTCCGCTGAACCAAAACCGAACGGCGGCAACCAACCCGGCGACGGAAAACAAACCACCCCGCAAGACCCGTATGCGGAATTAAAATTCCCCGACGGCGCGGCGGTGGACGAAAAACAAATGGCCGAATACAAAAATTTGGCCAAAGACTTAAACCTCCCGTCCGAAAGCGCCCAGCGCATTTTGGACTTTGAGGCCAAACGCTTGGCCGCGGGTGCGGCGCAAGCCTCCCAAGAATGGCAAGAACAGGTTAAACAAGAATACGGCGACAAATTGCCTACCGTCATGGCGACGTGCGCACGCGCAATAGGCAAATTTGGCGGCGACGAACTGCGCGACCTGCTTGACCAAACCGGCTTGGGAAACCACCCGCTTATGGTTAAAGTGTTTTACAACGCGGGAGCGCTTTTGAAAGAAGACAAAAGCGTACCCGCCAGCGGAGCCCAAAAAGGCGACGTTACGTTTACGGAAGCCTTATACGGTACCCGCTCTAAATAGTTAAGAGGATAATTATGGCAATTATTGCTAACAAGATGTACAACCTCCGCGACTACGCCGCCCAGTTCGGTGCTAACGGCTCGGAATTGGCTATTGCGGAAGTGTTGTCGCAGACCAACGATATCGTAAACGATATGGTTATGTGCGAGGGCAACAGCGACATGGGCCACGAGTTCGCCGTCCGCACGGGAATCCCCAAGGGGGCTTTCCGCATAGCCTACCAAGGCTTGCCGCCGGAAAAAGCCACCAGTAAAATGGTTTTGGCCCGCGCCGGCACGCTGGGCGCGTACTCCGTGATTGATAAACTGATTGCGGAAAAAGGCGGAAATTTGGACGCCGTACGCTCCGGCCAGTCCAAAGCCATTATTGCCGGTATGTCCAACACGATGGCCGACGCTATGATTTACGGCGGCAAAGACGAACTGGATAAATTCCCCGGACTTGCGGCGCACTATGACGACCTGTCCGAAAAAGTGGATTCCAGCCGCAACATCGTCAACGCCGGAAGCACCAAAACGAATAAAAACTCGTCCATTTACCTCGTTGTGTGGGACACGGACAAAGTGTTTTCGTTCTACCCCAAAGGTTCCAAAGCAGGTATCAGCCGCGTTGACCACGGCCTTGTGAACCACATTGACGCAGACGGAAAAGAATACCCCGCCTACAAAGAATACTTTGAATGGAAACTGGGTATCGCCGTGCAGGACTGGCGCTTTGCCGGACGCGTATGCAACATTGATACGACCGACCTCGCCAACGTGGACATCGTGGGACTTATGCAGGACTTGGAAGAAAAAATCCAAGCCGTCAACGTCGGCCGCCCCGTGTTCTATATGAACCGCACGTTGCGCTCCGCGCTGCGCAAACAGTTGGGCAACAAAGCCAACGTGCAGTATTCGCCCGATTCCCCGACCGCCAAGCCGGTTTTGAATTTGGACGAAATCCCGGTGCATATCTGCGACTGCATCAAAGACACCGAAGCCAAAGTGGTAGCCAAAGGAGCCTAATTATGAGAGATGAAACCTTATTTTACTCCAAAGAACAGGCACTTACTGCCACGGCCAATTCCGCCGACACTCTTTGCTTGGGCGGCGGCGACATTGTACACGGGTTGTACTTTGTCTTGCAGGTGGGGAAGGCTTTTGCCGGACTTACCAAAGTGGCGGTAAGCCTTGAAACCTCGGATGACGAGGCTTTTACGTCCCCCGAAACCGTCATGGCGCTGCCGGAATACCCTGTTGCGTCTTTGACGGAAAACGCCGTACTGTGCAAAGTGTGCTTGCCGCTGGGTATGAAAAAATACTCCCGCGTGAAATACACCGTCACGGGTACGGGAACCGCCGGAACCATTAACGCATTTTTAATGGACAACCCCGGCGTTGGCGAAGACTAACGATTAAACCCCTGCGGGCCAAAAACCCGCAGGGGCCAAAGGAAACTTATGGCAAACGATATTTCTAAAACGTCTATTATCAATTTGGCCCTTGTAAATTTGGGCCAAAAAATTATTTCTTCCGATACCGAGGAAACACAGACCGCACGCACCGCGCGGCTGATTTACGATTTTGTGCGCCGCAATTTGCTGCGCGCGCACGACTGGACTTTTGCGCTGCGATTTGCCTATTTGCCCGCCGTGCAAACCGAAAGCCCGTTTGTCCGTTTGCCTTACGTTTTTGCCTTGCCCGCCGATTATTTGTTTTTGAAGCGTATTTCTTACGATGGTGCCGGCAAACATAATTTCCCGTTTAAGATTTTTAACGACAACAAGGGAAACAAATTAGTGGCCTGCTCTTTTGAACGCGCCCGCGCCGAATACGTGGCCGACATCGCAGATACTACGCTGTTTGACCCCTCTTTTGTGGCCTGCTTCGTGCTGCTCTTGGCGGCCGAACTGGCCGTGCCGATAGCCGGCGACAGCAACCTTGCGCAACTTATGCTTTCCAAATACCAAAGTAAATTGGACGAAGCGAGAATTACAAACAAGGTGGAGCAGTTTGAAGTGCCCGAAAAGACCAGTGCGTTTTTGGAGGCAAGATAATGCCGATAAATGTATTACAGCCTACGCTTAATGGCGGCGTGGCCGCACCCGGACTTTGGCACCGCGTGGACCAGCAAAAATTTTCCACGTGGCTGCGCGAAGCCGTGAACTATTATGTAGTGCCGCAAGGCGGTGCTGTAAACCGCGCCGGAACCTTTATGCTGGCCCCCGTAAAAGAATTTTCCTATACCTACGAACAGACGATTCCCCTGTACGCTTGGGGCGTGGCCGGATATGAAGAACGCGGCGTGTATTACACCCAGTCGCCCGAACCCGTGGCCGGCTGTCCCGTGTACAAAAACGACGAAAAGACGCCGTCTTTGACGGCTACGGCATTTGACCTTAATTCCAACCCCGCCACAATGGATATTACCGACGGCCCTTGGACGTGGACGGTACTGCGCCAACCGTCTTGGGACACTTCGCGCACCGTAGTAAAAACGGGACACAAAAGCAAAAAAGCCCGCCTGCTGCCGTTTGTGTTTAGCAAAACGCAGGCATACGCTTTGGAAGTGGGCGACGGGTATATCCGCTTTTTTAACTCCGACGGGCAACTGTTAGACGAGCATAACCTTGTTTATGAATTGCCTACGGATTTGACCGAGGGCGAACTCAAAGACCTGTACTACTGCCAAAGCGCGGACGTAATGTATTTTGCCCGCAACGGAAAACGCCCCAAGCAACTGGAACGGTACGGACACACGGACTGGAAATATACCGATTACCTGTTTATGTACGGGCCGCTTAAACTGGAAAACAAAGACGACGCGCTTAAAATTTCTTCTTTTTATGATACCACGGCCAAAAAGTTTTATTTGACGTGCGAGCAAGACCTGTTTTCCGCCGGCGACGTGGGCGCGTGGTGGAAAATTAAAAACCGCTTGAAAGCCGTAAACTTCGCGCCGCAATACACCACGCAAGCCAATACCCTTTCCGACCCGATGCTGGTAAGCGGCGAAATGGTGCTGCAAACTACCGGCACGTGGGGCGGCAAAGTGGACGTGCAGTATTCCGCCGACCCTAACGATGAGAACTCTTGGACGACCCTGCACACGATTACCAGTATTATGTACCACGATGCCGCCGCCGACCAAGACGTCAACTCGTTTAACGCAAACGATGTGGTTTCCGTGCCGGCCGGATTATGGTGGGTGCGCGTAAAACCCGCTATTACCAACGGACGGTGTTATCTGCGCCTTGACTGCGAAGAACAGGAAGTAGGTATTTTTTACAAAATTACGGAGTACGTGAGCCCGCTTAAAGCGGCCGCTACGCTTGTAAATGACACTAAAAACTTAGAAACCTACTTTTCTACGGGCCGGGAATACAAGTCGTGCATACCTACCTTTACAAGCGCCAAGGCCCCCTCCGGCACGTATAACAGTTTGCAGGCCGACTTTTGGAAAGTGTTAGACGGTAGAAACGATACTGTTTTTTCTATGGCAAATAACACAAGCCAAGACCATGGCGGCTTTAATTATACATTTCCGTCTGCGGTGGTGATAACTTCTATTGCTATTTTGGGCCATAACATTGAGGGGGCTATTGGCAATAGCACTTCTAACGACAACATTATTTTGGCACCAAATACGAGTGCGGGCGCGTTTAATGTGCGTAGCGTGCAACGCGGAAAAGAAGTCACCTTTACCGCCGGAGGACAAACGTATAAGGAAACGTGGCGTATTTTTAACGTATCCCCGGTAGTGGCCAGTGAAATAAATTTCTCCGTGTCGGCTGATTCCGCCTCCTCCAACACGTCGCCTAAGCACTTAGTACAAATACAAGTGCGCGGATACGATTATGTGGCCGGACAGGAAATTACCATTAATGCGACGGCACGGTGGAGCGAGGGCGCTTGGAGCGACAAAAACGGTTGGCCCTCTTGCGTGGCCCAGCACAGCGGCCGGCTGGCGTGGGGACAGTTGGACAGCGTACAGGGCACGCAAATTGGCGACAGCCATTCTTTTGCCGTATCGTCGCCGATGTTAGACAGCGACGCTTTTTCCACCACGCTGCGCGACGACGGGATTAACACCATTAATGCGCTAGTGAGTATGAAAAGCCTTGTAGCATTTACCGCCGGAGGCGTGTTTGCTTCCAATTCCGCCGTAATGACCCCCACCGACGCGGGTATGCCCAAGCAGTCAGCCGACGGCGGTTCCAACGTCCGGCCGGCTATTATCGGCACGCGCGTGATTTACGCGCTGCCCAAGGCGACCAAACTGCACGACAGCGCTTACGATTATTCCACCGACGCATTTCACGGGAACAACCTTTGCTATATTGCCGCCCACTTGTTTGAAAACGACCACATTGCAGAAATGGCCTACCAGCAAGAGCCGGACGGGCTGTTGTGGGTACTACTGGAAAGCGGCAAACTCTTGTGTCTTACCTACGTTCACGCAGAAAATGTATGCGCGTGGACGGAAATGCAAACCGACGGAAAAATTGAAAGCATTTGTTGTATTCCCGCCCAAGGCCGCGATGAACTGTTTTTAATTGTGAACCGCAGCGGAGTGCGTTTCGTGGAAAAAATGGCTCCGCGTTTAGAGAGCAAAGAACCCGCAGAACAATTTTTTGTGGACTGCGGACGCACTTACCGCGGCGAACCTGCCAGCGTTATTAGCGGGCTGGACTATTTAGAGGGCAAGGAAGTGGCTGTTTTGGCCGACGGGCAAGTGGAAAAACGCCAAACCGTACAGGACGGCAAGATAACCCTTTCCGCTCCGGCCCGCGTGGTTCACGTGGGGCTGCCTTATACGGCCCGCCTGCGCACGTTGTGCGGGGATATAAATACGGAAAGCGGAAGCGTTTTCCCAAAGAAAAAACGCTACGTGGGCGCTATGGTCAGTTTTGTGGACAGCCAAAGCGCGGTTGTGGGTGCGGAAAACGATATGCTGGAAAAATGGCTGCCGGAAAAACCGCTGATTTACAACCAAGCCAAACCGCTCGCCACCGAGGACGTACGCTTTACCTTTGCCGGAAAATACGAAACGATGCCCAGCATTGTGGTAGAACAGCAAGACCCGCTGCCGCTTATGATTACAGCCATAGTGCCCTGCGCACAGGTGGGCAATTTATGATACATATTCGCCGGACTTTACCCGAAGACGTGCCCTTTATCGCCAAGCGTTTGCGCCAAGGCGACCGGCTGGAACTGGCCCGCGCAGGACTAACCGACCCTGCCGCCGCGCTGGAAGAAAGCGTACGCCAAAGCGCGTTTGCTTTTACGGCCTTGCACGACGGCGTGCCGATGTGTTTGTTCGGCCTGCGGCCGGACGGGGTATTATCTAAACGGGCGCGGCTGTGGCTGCTGGGCAGCGAAGAAATCAACCATACCAAAAAAGATTTTCTGCGCGCCTGTAAGTACGTAGTGGCAGGATTTTTAGACATTTACCCCGAACTATACAATGCCGTGGACGCACAGTACCCCCAAGCCCGCCGTTTGCTGGAATTTTTGGGCGCGGCGTTTGGGAAAGAAACGGTTTCGCCCACCGGCGCTAAATTTATTCTTTTTGAAATACGGAGGAAGAACAATGTGCACCGCTAACAATACCGCCGCCAACAGTGCGGCCGCCACAACCAAACAGCCTTTTTACCAAAACCCGCAGTTTTGGCGCATGGCAGGAACAGGGCTTGCCGTTGGAAGCGGAATTATGGACGCGTCCAGCGCGGTTATTGCCGGACGGGCCGAACAGGCAAACTACAACGCCCAAGCCCGAACGCTTAAAACCCAAGCCGCGTTGGACGAGGCAACCGTTGTACGCCAAAACCAATACGACTTGAAAAACGCCGCTTTCCAAGTAAAACAGGCCCGCCGTGCCGGACGGCAAAACTACGGCCGGCAGTTAGCGGCCGCGGCCGCCAGCGGAATGGACTTGTCCAGCGTGTCTTTTGAAGACGCAGTGCTGGACAGCGCCCGTGCGGAGCAGGAAGACATAGATTTGATTAAGAAAAACGCCAGCCAGCGCGCGGCGGAATCTTCTTTGCAGGCGGAATTAAACACGCTTACGGCCCAAGGACAGGCCAAGCAAATGAACATCGCCGGCAGATACGCCAAAAAAGCCGGACGGATAAACGCCTATTCGTCTATTTTATCTTCCGCGGCCCGCGTGGCCGGAATATGGGGAGGTAAGTAATGAAAATTCCACAATACGAAAATCAAATATCGCCCGCCGCCGTAAACGCGGCGCGCCCCAAAGCCGTAGAACCCGTGCGCGGCGCGTTTGGCGAGCAAATTGCCCAAGCCAGCGAAAATTTGAGCCGAAGCGTACTGCACTTGGCCGGAGCCAGTGAGCAAATGGCTGACCAAAACCAGCGCGCACTGGAACGCCAAGCCCTGCGGGAACGCAATTTGCGCAAAACCGCAGCCATTTTGAACTGGCGCAAAGACAACGACGAACTGTTAAACGGCAAAATGAACGAAGACGGAAGCCGCGTGGCAGGCGGATTTTTGACGACGGAATACTCGCAGGCGGCCGGCATTACCAAATCTTACGACGAACAGGGCCGCGCGCTTATGAAAAAATATTTGGACACCGCCCCCACCGATGAAGAACGGCAAGAGTGGGCGTTGGCGTTCCAGGAGGACTTTCAAAATAATTTTGACGCCGTGGCCCAGCACCAGTACAAACAGCAACGCGCGCAAGGCGATTTGCTGACAAATGCGTATCTATCCCAGCAAGAGGGGTTGGCCGGTGCCGTAAAGACCCCGCAACAAATGCGCGTAAATTTGGACGATTCTTACAATGAATACAACGCCAACGCCACCACAAAGGCGCTTCCGACCGAACAGCAAAAACTGGCGCGGTATGGTATCGCCAACAAAAACATAACCGCCGCCGTAAACGGAAACGTATTTAACGACGACCTACCCGCCGCGCGCAGCGTGCTGGAAAGCGCCAAAAACGACCTACTGCCGGATGACTACAATAAACTCAACAATTTTTTGGCCAAAGCAGAAGCGACCTATCAAAAGGCGGCAGAAGCAGAGCAGATGGGGCCGCTTTATGAACGTGCTTTGGCTATGGCACAAAAAGAGCCGTTGGCGTTGCAGGAAGAAATTGTGCAACTTTTACGCAACCCAGCCAGTACGCTTACCCAATACAGCCAAAACTTTGGTCCGCTAGATGCAAAGGGGCTTTTGGAATATGCCAACTGGGTGCAAAGAAACCTTTTGGACAGCCAAGACACCCGCGCCGGACAAATAAAACGTCTGAACTGGCAAAATGTGGAGCGCGAATTTGCCGCCTACGAATGGGAAATAAAAAGCGGTAAGGCGCCCAAAATAGGCAATAAGGATATGAACAACCCGCAAACTGTGTTGGCCTCTATTGCCGCTTTGGACGGAGCCATTAAGCACCATGCCTTTAACGCGGACGATATGAAATCTGCCCAAAAGCATTTGGCCCAACTGCGCCAAGCGCTGGGCACTATGCAAGCTAAACCCAACGATACGGTTTATGGCGAGGTTGTCCGGCAGGCTAATTTGCTTTCTAATGGCGGCAAAGCGCGCGGGGAAGCGGGTTCAACCAGCCGTTTGGCCCCCATGGAGGTAGAGGGGATTTCTTTACTAAAAGAACGCGAAGTAAAGAACTACGAAGACTACAACATAGGCGGGTTTTTCTTACCCGAAGAAAAAAGTTTTATTATTGAGCAAACCGTTTGGGCTTTGCAAAGAAAAAACATCAATTTACTTGCCGAAGACCCTGACACCCTAAATTTGGCCAAACAAGCCGTACAGGAGGTAGCCAAAAAATATATGGATAACCGATATGCCATAAACCGTAATGACGTAATGGACGTACAGGTGGGCGACAATACCTTTAAGTCCTACGGCATTAAGCCTAACCCAAACTTGGGCGCGGCCATTACCAGCAATTTAGACGGCTACCGCTACGAAAAACAAAACGGCGTAGCGTATTTAGTAAAACGCGATAAAAACAACAATGTATTACACAGGCAACTTTTATGAACGAACAAGAACAAACCGCTAAAACCCCTTTAACCCCCTCCGTACCGTTTGCCGCTTTGGAGCCGGAGCGCAGAAGCATCTTTTTGCCCGAAGAACAGTTAATCGTAAATACCACGTTGCAGCGGGCGGAAGAAGTAAACTATGCCTTGCAAACGGAGCTTTACAACAAGGCAAAAGATAATTTTTTTGCGTTCAAACGCTTGGACGAAAGCATCCCAGATACCACCTACCGCATTTGGAAAACGCCTTTTAGAGCCGTAGCCAACGCAGGCGCAAATATGTGGCAGGCCGCCGAACGCACGATGGGCGGAAGCATAGGGGCTGTAATGGACTGGTACGAATTTGGCACAAGAAAACTTGATGCCGAACGCACGTACCGCGCCAAACTGGCCGAACTGGAAAAGGGCGCGCTGACCGTAGCCGGAGCGCAGACGCTTGACTGGCGCAAAAAAGAATTAAACGAAGCCCACATAAAAGAATTGGAACAGATTTCCGCCGACTACGAAGAAAACCGCCGGCTGGGACGGAACGCGCTACTCATTATGAACGAAAACCACCAACATTTTAGAGAGCAAGCGGGCATTGAAAAGAACGAAAAAGACGGATTTATTTACGACTTGTTTGGCGCGGGCGGTAGTTTGGTTTTTGCTATTGGGCTGACGGTGCTTACCGGCTCCCCCGCCGCCGCGGCCGTGGCTTTTGGAGCCACCGCCGGCCAACAGGACTACGAAGAAGCCCTTAAAAACGGCGTTTCCCCAACGCGCGCTTTGCTGGCTGGCGTAGGCGGCGGTATAGCCGAGGGCGGTATTGAACTTTTGGGAATGGAAATGCTTTTTAAGAGTTTGACCCGCACCGGCGTACTGGGCCGTATTGCCGCTGCCGCATTAAGCGAAGGCAGCGAAGAAGCCGCCCAACAGACCGCCGAAGAAATTATTATGCAGAACTTCGGCGGCAGGCAACAGGAATTTGACGAAACCTTAAAAGGAATCGGATATTCTTTTGTACTGGGTTCTTTGACGGCCGTACCCGTGGCCGTGCTGACCAGCCGCGCCAGCAAACACTTGCAGGACAAAGGCATTAATAAAGAAACCGCCGATAAAATGGCCGTGAATATGGCTAAATCCGTGGCGAGCGAGGAAAACAAACAGCAAGTACACAACGTGCTGTCCAATGCTACCAGCCCTTTAATGTACCCCAAAGGCGACGTGGGCCTCGGCGCGCTGGAATTTAAAAAGACCGTGGACGCGGCGCGCAACCCCGACCGCGAAACCGTACGCGCTATGTATAACGCCGGCGAAAAAATAGAACAACAGGCCCGCCAAGCGGGGCTGGATGAACACAGCGCCGAACTGATGGGCAATTTGGAACAGGCACGCTTTAACAGTTTACACAACCAAGCCGGCTTAAAAGCCACCGAATTTGAAGAAACGCAAATTGAGTTTGCCAACGAAGCCCAGCCGACAAAGCAGCAGCAGGCCCAAACAGACGAGCGCGTACACGCAGACGTGGTGGCCGCCCGCGAACAATGGAAAAAGGAATACGAAGCCTACCAAGCCAAACAACGTGCCGAAGCCGCGGCCGCCGAATTGGCCGCCGCCCAAGCAGACTCCACGCTGCCAGTATCCGCGGCCGTAGCCAACTCCGCCCAACAAATCCTTGCGCAAGCGCAAGAACAACTGACCGGACAAACGGACGCACAAACGCAAGCGGTTATGGAACAAGCGGCGCAGGCGCTCGCCAACAACGCCGCCCGCGTACAGCCGATGAGCGATAAAGAATACGAACGCCAACGGCAAGCATATTTGGCCCAAAAAGAGGAAGAAGCCCGCGTGGCCGAAGAAGAAGCCGCCCGCAAAATGCGCGAAGCCAATTTGCCGGATGATTTTGATTTTACGTTATCACAGGAGCGCTACGAATCCGCTCCGCGCGTGAACGCGGAAGAAATTACCGAAGTACATAACCAGCAGACAGGCGAAGTTATCCCGCTGGAAATGAACCCCAATTTGGCCGACGCCATGCTGACAGAGCAACACTTTGCGCCCTTGCAGAGCCGTATTTCAAACGCCAACCAGTTTAAGCAACTGGTGCTTAACGGCCAAAGAAAAATAACCGTACAGAACAAGGCAACAGGCGACACCGCCGTTATCAGCCAGTCCTCTACGGATAAAATTTACAGCAGCGCCATTGTGTACACAACGCGTTTTGTAAAAAATAATCATATTTCGGAAGAAAACAGACAGCAGTATTACGATGATGCTTTGGCTATTGCCCGAAACGTAGTACCGCTTTTTGAAAACTCCACCTACGTTTTGCAACACGCCGACGTGAACGGAGTGCCCCGCATAATGAAACGCTATGCTTCCGTAGTGAACGTGGGAGAAAGACCTTACTATGTAATGATTAGCGTAAAAGACAACGGCCAAATGGCAGGACTACAACTTTATGACTTGCAGGCGGAAAATAAAAGCGCCCTGACGGTCATCTCGGGCATAACCCGCCAACATCAGGGCAATAATAGTATAGACGATTTGGTACGTTTTGTCAAGCGCAAACTGGCCAAGTACAACAAAAACGCGAAAACGGGCAACACGTTGGAACTTTTGCAGGAAAACCTGTTTGACATGCAGCAAAGCCTGTTTGACGACCCGCAAAACCTGTTTGAAAGCCAAGTTTCCGCCGAAGAAGACAAGGGAGCCACGCAAGAAGAAACCGAACTTAAAGAAGCGGCCGCCGGACTTTTTACCGAAGAAGAATTAAAAGAAACCCGCCCGCCGTTTAACCCCACAACCAAGCCGGAACGCATAGACGATTTTGGTGAAAAAATACTCGGTGCGCGCAAAGACTTATGGGGAAAATACTCCCACGCGATGAACGAAGAAATTACGGGCGACGTAAAAGAAATTACGCTGGCGCGTTTCTTCCCCGAGCCGAACTATGAAGCGGCTATTGCGCAGGGCATTACGGTAGAACAACTGGCCGTTGTAAAGGCGCTACGCGACAGCATCCCCGTTAAACCGCAACGCTACGGCGTGGAAAAATGGGTAGATGGCCTTAAATCCGCCCGAAGCGTGGCCAACCTTGTACTTAATACCCCCCAAGCGGTAGAGGACGTAAAGCGGCTTATCCCCACGTTATACCGTTCGCTAAACGGAGCCGCCGGCCGGATAGATTTGTATTTGGAACTGGGATACCCCGCTTTTACCAAAGCAAAGCAGTATTCCATTCATACCGGGCATTACCTTGTTTATCGCGGTCAACGCTTTGAAAAACCGACCACCATTTACGAACTGCGGCGCGGATACCGTACGCTCGCACACAGCCAAAACAAAGACGAGATTATAGCGTCCGCCCGCGAACTGCTTACCCAAACGCCGGTTTCCGCAGGCAAAGCGCCCACCAAACTGGACATTTACCAACTGCGCGGCAGCGGCGAAATTATTATCGGCAAAAAAATCGCAAGCGGGAAATACATTGACCTCAAAGGCGGATTTACCCGCGTAAAAGACGCGGTGGAGTTTTTGAAAGAAAACCAACCGCATTTGGAAGCGCTGCTGGCCCAAAAGCGAACCATATACCCCGTGCGCAAAGAAACCAACGACCCGCGCGTGGGAAAAGAATACCGCCCCGATAACACCGTAGTAAAACCCGAACGATTTGCGCAGGAGTTTGGATTTCGCGGCGTACAGTTTGGCAACTGGGTAGAACAGAAAAAACGCGCAGCGGACTTAAACAACGCTTACGACGCGCTTTTGGATATGGTCAACCTTATCAATATACCCGCCCGCGCCGTGTCACTTGACGGTACGCTGGGCCTTGCCTTTGGCGCGCGCGGCTCAAAGGGAGCCAAAGCACACTACGAACCCGACCAAGTAGTCATAAATTTAACCAAAGAACACGGAGCCGGTTCACTCGGACACGAATGGTGGCACGCGCTGGATAACTACTTCGGCCGCAACCGCAGCCCGTTAAGTATGATTACCACCGCACCCAACCGCTTTGAAAACGTGCGGCCGGAACTGCGCCGCGCTTATGAAAACGTCGTGCAAATGGTACGGCTCGCCATTGGCCAGCGCAGCCAAGAAATGGATAAAACCCGCACCAAAGATTATTGGAGTACGCCGGAAGAAATGACGGCCCGCGCGTTTGAAACGTATTTGATTTTCAAGGCCAAAAAACTGGGCTATTCTAACGACTACTTGGCCAATATCGTCAGCCCGCAAGCCTATTTGGGCGGCCCGGAAACATACCCGTATCCGCTTCCCAGCGAAATGCCGGCCGTAGAAGCCGCGTTTGACAATTTCTTTGCCGTGCTGCAAACAAAACCCAGCCCCAAAGGCTATACGCTTTACGAAGAACCGCTGGAACTGATGGGCGACAATAACGACGATGCAGCCACAGGCGATACATCTTTTGATTTTGGCCAAGCACAACCCCCTGCCGCGCCGGTTTATTTGGGCAAAGCGTCTTTTGATATAGACAAAAACCGCGCTTTAATAACCGCCGCCAAACACGCCAATAAATCCACCGCCTTGCACGAATTTGCCCACGTGTGGGAATACGACTTGTTCCGCGCGGAAAAAATTTCCAAAGAAGCCGATTTCTTGCAAATGATGCAGGACTTGCGCGCTATCCACGCGGGCAGTTATGATTTCGTCATCAAGTATTTGAACACAACCAAACTGCTAAACGAAACCGCCCGCAACCAAGTTTTGCAGACCATTAAAGAACGCGGCGGCGAGGAATATATTAAAAAACTGGCTTACGGCGATATGGACTTAAAAGAAAGCCCAGACGTGGCGGAACGGTTTGTGCGCCGCGCGATGCGCGAGAATTTTGCAACCTTGTTTGAAAAGTATGTTATGAAAGGCGAAGCCCCCAGCGCGACCTACAAAAAATTGTTTATGCGCTTTGCCGAGTGGCTGCGCGAGATTTACGGCGCGCTTGCCGGCGTGGAAATATCGCCGGACGTACAGAAGTTTTTTGACAAACTTTTAACCCGCGAAGCCCGCCGCGTGGACAGCAAACTGTTCACGGGGAAAGTGGAACAACTGCGTGAGCAGGTGCAAAACATCCGCAACGGAAGCCCCAAAGGCAACTTTACGCTGGAACAAATCCGCTCCCTTTTGGGCGTACTGGACGCACCCGCACCCAAACAGCCCAAAACACACCTGCTGAAAGACTTGCGCCGATACGGCGCGCAGTACGCCAATTCCGGCCGAATTGACAAAGAAACCTACAAAAACGCCCGCATATACAACCGTCAAACGGGTATCGGCGACGACCCCGCGCGCTGGCTGGCCGACCACGGCTATATGGCCGGACACACGGGCGACGGCAGCCAACTAACCTATGAAGACCAAGACCGCTTAAATGAACAAGCCTACGATATGATAGAACGCGCCATGGACGGCGAAATTATCTATCCCGCCGGCGAAGACGTAGCCGCCAACGAGTACGAAAACTACGTGCAACTTATGGACACCGTGCGCGAAGTGTGGGGCGAACCCCGCGAAGCCAAAAAGACCTTAAAAGCCATTTTGGCGTTGGAAGAAAAAGGCTACCGCGTGGTGGAAAAAAAGGATTTGACGGCCTTGTCTTTGCGCTTGGGAGAACTCAACCGCCTTGCCGACCGTTTGGACAACAAAAGCCAAACCGTCCGCCAAAAGGAAGAAGCCGACAAAGCCACATTGGACGCGGCGCAGAAAATTAAACGCCGCATTGTGGAAGAATTAAACAAACGCGAAATAGAGGGCAAGACCGAACTGGTTAAAAAACTGCAAAACGCCAAAACGTTTGACGGTATTCAAACCGCCACGGCCGAAGCGTTGGACTTTTTGGAATCGGCCTATGAAAACACCGAAGCCGGACAGGAAGAAAGACGGCGCACCGACTTGCCCAACACCAACTGGCCCAACGTGCGCGCCCAACTGCTGCGCACCTATACAGACAGCGTGGGCCAAGTGGACGAGCGCGTGCGCGAAGCGTGGAAAACGCGCACTATCATAACCACCGGCAGCGCCCAATTACACGGCTGGAACGCGGACGAAGTGCAACGCCGCCGCCAGCAAAGCGAAAAGGTGCTGGCCGAAACGGAGCCGAAATTGGAAGCCGCTTTAATGCGCGCCACGTCCCACGTGCTGTACAACATCGGCGGGTTAGAGGGCGACCAAATCCGAAAATTACTTGCCTCGTACGGCAAATCTGCCACCCGCCAACGCGCTTTGTACAAGCACAATATTGACAGTTTGGTACGCCGCGCCAAAGAATTACAAGAAGACAACTACAAAAAATATATGAACAAAAAGATTCAAGACGTACTCAACCTTAATCTTTTTGACAAACGTGGCAATTTGCGCAAAGCGATGGTTGACCCCCAAACGCTGGGCGCTTTGCAGGAACTTAAACGCGTAGCCAATTTGGGCCCGCAGAGCGCCGCAGACGAACTGGCCGCCCGCATGGAACACTTTACCGAAACGCCAGCCAGCCCGACCGATAAAATCATTAACGAAATGCTTACCCTGCAAGCCTACGACCGCGCAGAAGTGTCCGTACAACTTTACAAACAAGCATACGAAGACATCAGCGAACTGCGCAAGAGCGGCTGCAGCGCGCGCAATTTGCAAAAAATGATTATGGACTTCCGCACAGAGCAGGACAAAAGCGAAGTGCTGGCCGCTATCGGCAAGAACAAAGAAGCCGGACTGTTAAAACGGATGTATGCGTCATGGCTGGCCAACTGGGAAAGTTTTTTGGACTTAGCCACCGACAAGGATACCCGCGAAAAGTACAGTATGCTTAACCTTGAAGCCGATGCTATTACCTACACCCACCAGCGGCGGACGGAAATTATGGACGGCGTAAAGCGTATCTATAAACTGGGCAGCAAAAGCGAAGTGCAAAACAAAATGAACGAACTGCGCCAAGAAAAACACATTTTTACAAACTACGCACAGGTGGACAAAAACCAAGACCCGCAGGCCATTAAGCGCACCGGCAAGCCGTTTAAGGAAGAACTTTCCAAAATGCAAATTATTACGGCCTATATCTATTATCAAAACGATAATTTGGCCGACCGCCTTGTACAGCAATACGGGAACGAACAACTGGGAGCCATGTGGAATTTGCTGGACAAGCAAGACATAGCGCTGGCCCAGTTCTTGCAAGAGCAGGCCGAGCAGTCCTACGCGCAAATTAACGAGGTATTTGTGCGCGAACGCGGCTACGATTTGCCGCGCGTGCAAAACTACTTCCCCAGTATGACGGAGCGCGTGGAAAGCGAACTGGACTTTTTGCACGCGGCGCAAGTGATGAGCAAAAACCCGTCTTTTATCAAAACCCGCGCCAGCAGCCCGTTCATACAAATGCGGCTGGAAAACCCGTTTGGTATTTTGTTTAGACACATTGACCGCGCCGCCGACTACCACTTTAAGGCGGAAAAATTGAACCAAATCCGGCGCGTTTTCAAAAGCCCCGTACTAAAACCCGCCCTTATCCAAAATTTGGGCGAGGACGTATATAAGCGCATGTTGGAACTGATAGACCAGTTTAGCGTACAAAAACCGCGGCTTAACTACGAAATGGACAAACTGGGCGACTGGCTGACTAACAACTATGTAAAGGGCGCTATTGCGTTAAAACCGACTATTACCATCAAACAGTTAATCAGCAGCATCAACTATGCCGAACAAATGCCCACAACCCGCTGGGTTGCCGGTTTTACAGATGCGATTATGCATCCCAAACAGACCGTTAAGTTTATGCTGGATGGCGACCCGTATCTAAAAGCGCGCTATGAAAGCGGCTCCATGAACGAAGCATTGGCCCGCGCCACGGCCGACGCAAACGCCATTACGGCCAAAGGCAAGTTTTTGCGCTTTACCGACCTTTTGACCATCAATACCCGCTTGGGCGACATCGGCGCAATTATGTTCGGCGGCAAGCCGTACGTGGACTATTTGATAAACGAAAAAGGCCTAAGTAAAAAAGAAGCCTTTTCCGAGTTTAGAAAAGCCACGCTGCGCAGCCAGCAGGCCAATACCCGCAGCAGTTTATCTACGTTGCAAGCGCGGGATATGAACTTTTTAGTACGCGGCCTGTTTGCCTTTAAGAATACGCCCGCCCAGTACGCCCGTAAAATTGCCGACGCTATCAGCCAATACCAACGCGGCGAAATTAATAAAAAGCAGTTGGCCAAAGTAGTGGCCATTTACGGGCTGTTAAACTCGTGGATGTATTCTATGCTTACGTCACTGGGCCTTTTGGCTTGGTTCTACGATAACGACGAAGCCGACGAACTGCTTACAGACGAAATCCTGTTTAGTCCGTTTACGCAAATGGCCGGCGCACTGCCTATTTTGGACGTGGCCGTCGGGCAGGCGGCCAACGTGGCCAAAGCAAAAATGTTTGACCACCGCGTACGCTTGGAGCGGCCGGAACTGCCCGTTGTAAGTGAACTGTTTAAGATGGGCGGAAAAGCGCTTAAAGAAGACGTTTCCGCCGCCGACATATTGGATATGCTGGTAATGGGCGGTCAAGTTTTCGGCGGGCTTCCCACGCAGTATATCAAAGGATTTTCTACGGGTATTGCCGACGTGGCCACCGGCGAAAACCCGATGCGCGGATTCTTGCAGGCACTCGGATATACTGAAAACCGCGCCCAAATTGCCACCAACACAAAGGAGTAAATAAATGACAGTATCAAACACGACCACAAAATTACAGTACCTTGGGGACGGAAATAACCGCACGTTTGCGATTACGTTTCCCCTCCTGTCCGCCGCGCACTTGCGCGTGATTATTACCAACGCGGCCGGCGAAGAAACCGAAGTATCGGCCAACTACGAACTAACGCCCGCGCTGAACGCGCTCACTTACCCCACCGTAGAAAGCGGCCTTGCACCTCTTCCGGCCGGAAGTAAAATTACGCTTATCCGTCAAACGCCGCTTACGCAGGCCCTTGATTTGCAAAGTGGCAACAGTTTAGACGCGGAGGAATTGGAACGCGGCTACGACAAACTAACCTACATCGTGCAGGAACTTAAAGAACAACTGGCCCGCGCGCTGAAATACAACGAAAGCGAAATGAACGAGCATACGGCCGAAGAATACCTGAAAGAAATAGAAAGCGCTTCTTCCTCCGCCGCAGCCTATGCGCAAACGGCATCACAGGCCGCCACAGCCAGCGCGGCAGCCGCGTCCGAAGCAGAAGCCAACAAAAACCGCGCCGGCGGTTATTGCACCCGTTCCGAAACTGCGGCCAATTCCGCGTTCCAAGAAGCCTATAACGCGGGCCAATTTCGCGCCGCCGCGGCCAACAGCGCTGCCGATGCCCAAACCGCCAAGACGGCGGCGGAAGCGGCCAAAACGGCCGCAGAAAACGCCGTCAGCACGGCCACGGGGCAAGTGTCCACCCACAACACAAGCAACGCCGCACACGCGGATATACGCGCGGCCGTTGCTACCAAACAGGACGCGCTGCCCTCCGGCACGGCCGGCCAGTATTTGCGCAAAACCGCCGGCGGCGTGGAGTGGACGGACATAGCGGCCGGCGGCTCTGCCGCGACCGTGGATGGCGAACTGTCCGCCACCAGCACGAACGCCGTACAAAACAAGGTTATAACGGCCGCGTTGGCGGGCAAACAAAAAACGCTGAAAGCGGGTACGAACATAAGCATTGAAGAAGACGGCACGATTAACTCCTTGGGCGGAGGCGGAGCCGGCGGAACGGTGGACGTGGACGGTTCTTTATCGTCCACCAGCACCAACCCCGTGCAAAACAAAGCGATTAAAGCGGCCATTGACGCCAAGCAGGACAAATTGAACACGACGCAGACAGCCGCGGCCAATTCCGGCATTACGGAGGAAAAAGTGACCGCGTACGATATGCACACAGCCGATACGGATTTGCACGTTTCGGCCAGCGAAAAAGCGACGTGGACCGCCAAGCAGGACGCTATCAGCGATTTGGCCACTATCCGCCAAAACGCAAGCGCGGGCGCGGCGGCCGCAACCGCAGCCGGAAACTACGGCAACATTGTCAGCCATAATGCGGACGAGTTCCAGCCGTCGGGCAACTATGCGGCCGCGAGCCATACGCACACCAAAAACCAAATAACCGACTTGCCGACCGTTCCGACCAAGGTCAGCCAACTGACAAACGACAGCGGCTTTTTGACTGCCGTTCCCGCGGCCACGGCCAGCACGCTGGGTGGCGTGAAATTAAACTACGACAGCGCCACGCAGACTTTGACGATTACGGCGCAGTAAGGGGACGATATGACGCTAAAAATCGGAACGATTACTTTGCCAACCTCGGCCGACGTACTGTTTAACGGGCAGCCGGTAAAGACGATTAAATACGGCGATACGGTGGTATGGCAAAAAGAAAGCAGCTTGTCGCCGGTTTTGGACAGTGCCAAAACGTGGGCCTTGTTTCATTGTGATGACAACACAGGCTCAAACCTCGGTTCGGCTGCCATCAACAAAAACAACTGGCCACCCTATCCCACCACTTATAAAGTGCGAGATGGATTTAATGCTTGCAACTATTTATCGGCTATGGCAACCGCCAACAACGGGGTGGCGTGGTTTAACTTGGGCGGGCTGACGTTGACGGATACGGATAAATACAGCGTTGAATGTTTGGTCTTGCCGGCTATCAACAGCAACGGAGGCCGCGCCGAACTGGTATTTGGCACGGGCAGTGCGCCGGATGCGATATGGCGTATGGTTATTACTCGCGTAAGTGAAACCACGGCCACGGCGCGCGTAGCAAACGGCGTCAACGATACGATTAATTACGAAAGCGCGGCCGGACAGATAACGTCGCCGGACGGGTGGTATCATTTGGCGGCCACCTATCACGGAAACGGAACTTGGTCGTTTTTCTTTAACGGGCAAAAGGTGGGCACGTTTGCCTATACGGGTGCGTCCAGCGGCTGGAACTTTACATTCCTGCACGGCGTACCCAGTGGCAGCGATATGGCCGGATTTGACGAAATCGTCCTGCACGGATATGAACGCTACACTCAAAATTTTGAAGTACAAACACAGCCGTACAGTATCGGCTGATTTGGGAGGACACAAATGAACATCGCAAAAGTAGAAGTAAACGGCGAATGGAAGAAACTTAAAACGCTCGTCCAAGAACAAACGGGCCAAAGCGATTTTAGTTTTAATTCCGACACTACGTACCAATTACAAGCCGAGGGCAACTTTGGCGTGCGGCTGTGCGTGGCAGACAGCGTACCCGCGGACAAAGCCGGCGTACGTATTGTGGGCACACAGACGGCCCATTACAAAGCAGAAGACGGCAAAGAAGTTTGGGTCAAAGCGGTAGAGGGCGCGTTTAAGGCAACGCCGCTTTTGGATATTTCCACCATTGGAGCGTAAATATGACAGAAAATCAAGCAGGAAGCATTGTTTATTTGGGCAAAGCCGCGCCGACCGCGGCCGGCAGCGGAGCAGGAACGGGCGACAGTTCTTCTTCCGCCAGCGGGTTTGCGCCGCAGCGCGTAATCAACGCGGCCATTGTAAAAGAGGGCAATAAATGCTCCTTGACCTGGCGCGACCCCGCGGACACGGTCATTGAAAATCAAATCATTTGCGCCTGGGCGGGAACGCTTATTGTGCGCAAAACGGGTTCCTACCCCGCCAACCCGACGGACGGAACCGTGGTGCTGGACAATAAAACGCGCAACGCTCACGCGCAGACCCCGTTTGTGGACACTGTGCCGGACGCGACGGCGGATTACAAATACCGCGCGTTCCCGTACTCGGCCAACGGCGTTTTTAACTTGCAGGAGCAAAACCGCTTTGGCAAGTGGGTGTTTACGTTCAAAGAGTTAATGAGCGAATCCAGCCCCGCGCACCGCATTGTGTACGCGGACGACTGCGCCAACTATACGCCCGCCAAAATGGACTTTACCAGCGACGTGTTTGATTGGGGCGACTGGCAGAACAACCCGCTGGTTTCATTGGACTACATCCGGCCGTGTATGCTATACAACGACGACGCTGGCGCGGACTTAAAAGGCAAAGTGGCCTACTATTTAGACCCGAACGACCACACAAAGAAATACGGCACTGGCGAAGCCAGCGACGTGGCAAACCCCGACTTCCCCGGCAACGCGATGGTGCAGGTGCGCCGCGTGTTTAAAAAAGTGGTGGTGGCCGGAAACACGGTTATCAAATCGTTTTCCAACGAAAAACTGGACGACGACTATGAGTGCTTTTCCTGCAAAAAAGCGGACGGAACGTATGCGGAGTTTTTCTATGTGCCAATGTTCCCGGGTTCTTTTATCAACAACAAAGTGCGCTCCCTGTCCGGCCAGACCGTAATGAGCAGCAAAACGGCTGCGCAGGAAATTGCGGGGGCCACAGCCAACGGCGCGGGCTGGTACACGGAAGTATTGGCGGACAACCAGTATTTTGAAGACTTGTTCAAATTGCTATTCGGAACCACCAACGGCCAAAGCGCGCTGGGCGAGGGCGTTTCCACCGGTGAAGCCGCCGCGTTAAAAACCACCGGCACGACCGTGAGTAAAGGGATGATGTACGGCGCTTCCACGACCAATGTAGCCGTGAAGTTTTGCTATATGGAACACTGGTGGGCGCACCAATGGCGGCGCTTCGGCGGGCTGATTTTTAAGAACGGCGTACGCTACGTTAAACTGACCGCTAGCACGGTGGACGGCAGCACTGCCGAGGGATACAATACAACCGGCGATGGGTATATCCAATTAGACCTGCCAGCGCCGTCCGGCTCATCCGGCGGGTACATTTCCAAAATCCAGCAGGCCGGCAAGCACGGGTGCTTCCCAACGGTTATGTCCGGCAGCGAAAGCACGTACCTCTGCGACGGGTGCTGGTTTAACAACGGTATCGTGGCATACCCGTTCCGTGGCGGCAGCGCGAACGATGGCCGGCTTTGTGGGCCTTTTGCACTGGCTTCCAGCTCCGCGGCTGCGCATGCGTACTGGGCCGTTTCGGCGGCTCTTTCTTATCACCCATAAGGAGGGGGACGGGGGGATAACCTCCCCCCTACCGCTTTGGCAATACCAAATTGCAGGGAGCAAGAATACGAGCCTGTCCTCCGTTCCGTGGCGGCAGCGCGAACGATGGCCGGATTTGTGGGCCTTTTGCACTGAATTCCAACAACACGGCTACGAATGCGAACTGGAACATTTCGGCGGCTACTTCTTGTGATTTATCCAATGTATTTTTGTTTCCTCGCCACTAGGCGAAAATTACCGCAAAGGAACGGGCCAGTAAGACCTTTTGAAAACCCGTTAGGTAAACAAGAAAGATGAAAACATACAAACACCTGTTTGAACAGTTGGTATCGTACGAAAATTTACAGTGCGCCATTTTACGCGCCAGCCGGCGAAAACAAACGCGGCGCGACGTAAAGTATGTGCTGGCAAACCAAACATACTACATCAGAGCAATTCAATATATGCTGCGCCGGCAACTATGGCACCCGCGGCGGCACAAAGCGGTGGAAATAAACGACGGCATTTGCGCCAAAAAGCGTGTAATTGTAAAGCCGGATTTTATTTACGAACAAATAGTGCATCACGCTTTGGTGCAGGTATTGCAGCCGATATTTATGCGTTCTATGTACGCGCTGTCTTGCGGCAGCATACCCAACCGCGGCGGCGTGTACGGCAAAAAGCATTTGGCCAAGTGGATAAACCACCACCAAGACAAAGCCAAATACGTGGCCAAAGGCGATATACGGCACTTCTTCCAAAGCGTGCCCATGGAACGCGTAAAAGAAAAACTGGCCCGCAAGATAAAAGATAAACGCTTTTTGTGGGTATTGTTTGCGGCCATAGACAACTGCCACGCCGAACTAAAAAGCGGCGAAGTGGTATATATGGGCCTTTGCATTGGATTTTACACCAGCCAATGGCTGGCCAACTGGTATTTGCAGGATATGGACTACTTCGTCAAACAAAAACTGCGAGTACGGTGCTATTTCCGCTATGTGGACGATTTTGTGCTGCTGGATAACAACAAGCGCAAACTGCACAAAGCGATGCGAGCCATCCGCCAATGGCTGGAACGCCAGCGGCTGCAATTAAAAGGCAACTGGCAGGTGTTCAAACTGGCCCGATACGGCGAACAAAAAAGACGAGGTCGCGGAATTGATTTTATGGGATTTGTGTTTTTTAAGGACAAAACCATTTTGCGGCGGTGGATTTTTTACCGCGCCTGCGCCAAAGCGCGCAACATAAAACGCAAAGGCAAAACTAACTGGTATGTAGCCCAGCAACTCTTGTGCTACTTAGGCTGGTTTAAGCACAGCGACACGTGGGCCGCATTTCGTAAATATGTGGAAGATTTGGTGGACATCGCGGGCCTAAAAAGGAAAGTATCGGCCCATCAATTAAAAATAAACAAGGAGGCAAGGAACCTATGTTAAAAATGCAGTGGAAAGAAAGCGAGAGCCTAGAACGGCCCATGGAAGTGGACGAAACATCTTCGGCGTTCGTAGTGTATCTGCGAAAAGATATTGTAGAAACCGAAGTTCCGGCGACCGACAATAATCCCGCCACAGTGAAGTATGTGTATAAAGAGGCGGTTTTGAGTAAGGAAGAGTACGAACTCTACAAAATGGCCAAAGAAGCCGCGGCCGCCGCAGTAGCCTTACTGCAAGGAGCGTAAAAATGGGAATGGCAACCGTTATATCGCTGGTGGCGCTGGGAATTAGCGTAATTGTAAATGTATTGTCCGTCGGTAAATTTGTCGGCAGGATTGACGGGTTGGAAAGATTAATTGATTTCCGCCTGCGCAATTTGGAAGCCAAACAGGACAAATACAACCATTTGCAGGAACGCATAGCCGTATTAGAGCGCGACAACAAAACGGCGTTCCATTTAATTGAACAAATGGAGCAACACAATGGATAGTAAGTTAAAGGAGTTAATCCGCGAGCGGACGAAGCGGTTTGAGGGCGTGTCTTTCATGCCCTACAAATGCACGGCCGGCGAGTGGACTATCGGATACGGACACTTAATCAAGGGCGGCATCACACTGGCGACCGCCGAGGTTATGCTGGACGAAGACCTCGCCAAAGCAGAACGCGAAGCGCGCGTGAACTTTGCGTGGTTTGAAAAACTAAATGGCCCGCGGCAGGCGGTAGTGGTGGATATGATTTTTAATATCGGCCTTACCCGCTTTTACGGCTTCAAAAAAATGCGGGCCGCTATTGAATCCGGCGACTTTGACAAGGCCGCCGAAGAAATGCTGGACAGCAAGTACGGCCGACAGGTGGTACACCGCGCGCGGCTTAACGCTGAAATTATGAAAACAGGAGAGTGGTAATATGGAAATCGGATTATTTTTAGGACTGGCCGCCGTGGCGGTGGTAGGACTTATTGAATGGCTGAAAAACTTTTTGAAAGAGTTTTTGGCTATTCCGGGCTGGGCGTGGTCTGTGGCCGTGTTGGTGGTGTCATTTTTGTGCGGGGCGTTGGTGGTGTACGGCTCTAACGCGGCCCCCAAAACGGTTTGGATGGCCGTATTGGCTGGCCTCGTTGTTTTGGCCTTGGCGCAAATCGGCTATGACGGAATCGTAAAAGCCATCGCCAAAAAAGCCGCAAATGTGCTGACCAATGAAAAAGTTGATTAACATTTTGCTTGCTGCGATGTTGGGAGCGTTGCTACTGGGGAATTGCCAAAAGGCCCACAAGATAGACCGTTTGACAGAAACCTCGGCCACGCTCCCGGCCGGGCAACAAGCCACCGTAACGGTGGTGTCCGGGAAAGTTACATCTACCGTGCGCCACGATGACGGGACCGTAACGGCTCACGTGCAATACATGCCGCCGGAGGGGTCGGTCAATGTGGTGCAACCGCTGGCCGGCCCCGCCACCGTACGCGTAAAACGGGCGGGTTTTACGTTCCGTTCGGCCGCGCAAGGTTTAGCCGGGAAAGACCTTAAAATCGGCCTGGGCGCACGTTTAGTGTATTTTAATAGATACGGTGCGGGTATCGGTATTGCGCACGATATGGAGCCGTATTTGTTCGCGGATAGGCGGATAGATGACTTTGTAGGAATTTTCAAAAATACAACCGTCGGCGTGTACGGAGGTCCGCGTTCGGCCGGGGTGATGATAGGAGTGTATTTTTAATGATTACGTGCAAGTATATGGACGGCAACGAGTGCCGCAAGTATAGAATGCTTTGCCGGGTTTGCTGTCCTACTTGCCATGAGCCGGATTATGAAACCGACCCGGCCAAGTGGAGGAGTGGTTTATGAAATGCGTAAATGCGGAATTTGATAATTATTTCGGGGAAAGTTTTTGTGCCGTATGCGCCAAGCCACTCCGGCTTGTTTCGTGCCGGATGTGTCCTTGTGCTATTGCGGCCAAAATAAATCATGTTATAATGAGAGGTGCAATATGGCTGACAAAAAAACTTTGCAAAAACAAATAAACGAAATCAAAGAACAAATGAAAGACGTACACGGCGCCAAGTGTGAAGTTTATTCGCGCGTCGTTGGCTATTTGCGCCCGGTGCAGGGTTGGAACAAAGGCAAAAAAGAGGAATTTGCCCTGCGCAAAACAATGAAAATTGAGTGTCCAAAAGGGTGTTCTTGCCGATAGTAAACGGGGGCAAAAACAGGGGACACTACGAAGTAAACACTGCGGGCTCCCTCTCCGTAGAAATTTAACACCCCGCACTTACGCGGGGTTTTTAAATTTATAGAGAGTTGGGGCAACACCAACTGCTTGGTGTTGCGTCGGGATTTGAAGCCCGCAGCGTTGTGTGAGTTTGAGGCCACGGGCCGAAAGGCGAACACCGCGAGGGCGGGCCCGGGCAAAATTTCCGTCAGGAAATTTATGCAGGGCAAATACCTACCTCCGTTTTCCTATACAACATTAACCCCCCGCTACTCTTGGCGGGGGGTTTTAAATTTATGGAGATTCGGAGCAACATCAACTGCTTGGTGTTGCGTCGGGATTTTAAGCCCACAGCGTTGTGTGAGTTTGAGGCCACAGGCCGAAAGGCGAACCCCGCAAGGGCGGACCCGTTTTAAACTAAATATTAGTGCAAGTCCCAAGTGCTTTTACTAGTAAACGCACCGCCCGCATACCGCTGGGAGGTTTCCGTACCTAAGGCGTTACACAACCTGCGCCAGCGGGCTGGCTGGGAACTTGCCTTTTCATTTCCAATAATACAGGCCCTTTTGGCATCGGCCTTGCCACAAAATCTCATAGAACTGATATGGTTATGCGTGCGAAAATATGTAGCGTCATACGGTTGCCACGGGGCTATAAAAGAATAGCATTGGTTAGTACATATATGCGGATAGCCCCAAGGTTCTCCCGTCGCCCAACAATCTCCTCCCCAACTCTCAGGCTTTTTATACGCATAGTTTTTTGGTATCTCTATGTCCAACTGGTCAAAAGTGCTTGCATACTGGCCGTTTGCCAAATAATAGGCCTCTTGGGCGGATTCCACCGCATCTAACAGCGGCATATTGGAAGCAAATTTAGACTTATCCACCGCCAACTGATACTGTGGCACCGCCACCGCCGCTAAAATACCGATAATAAGGACAACGACCAATAGTTCAATAAGGGTAAAGCCACGGCTAACGACCCAAGATGTAGATCCTGAAACAAGTTCAGGATGACCTCCTTTTTTCATAATGATGTCATTTCCGAGTGTGAGGCGGCCCGCAGGGTTCGGGATTCTGTTGTCTCCGTTCTTGGATTCGTTGTCATTCCCGATTGTCGTAGTCGGGAATCTGTCGTTTTCCTTTTTGAATAAAAACGGATCCCCGATAGAAACCTTCGGGGATGACAAAATAGGTTTTACCGTGCGGCCACCCCAAAAAAACGTATTTCAGTAAAGTTTGGCGGCCCGCAGGGTTAAGGAATATAGCAGTTTAGCAAAAACAGATTA